AGATTACCCTCTCTACCAGTTACAAGATCTACTACTGGTGGTGACTTTGGAGATTTTCTTATAACAGTAAGATGCTCTTCTCTTACGGGTATTTGCCAATCACTTGGACCGATGTCTAGGCTATTATTTACTAAAAAAGTATGTATATTTCCACTTGGATCTGTACCTTCTATACTTCTTGGTATATTTATTTTTTTAGGTTCAGAAAAGTTATCTGTCCAGAATAACATATCATCAATTATGTTGATACCTGTTATTAATCTGTCTGGACTAAAATTCAAGGCTTTGTTTGGCGCTTCAAAATATAAAAATTGTTTATATCCATCTTGGCAAGTAGGGCAGCTTCTATCAAGAGTATTTTTTAGAACAACTTGTTGTGGTACCCCAGCACTTGGTAGCACCTTTAATATCATGCTGTGTTTATTACCAACCGGCACAACCTCCGCTGTCATTGAGTTACACTCAACAACATCGAATATATAGTTGGTATTATCGTTTACATAATTAGTATAACTATTAGGATCTAAACACCCGCCGTTTGGCCATGTTGCGTTTGGTTGTATTTCTAATTTTTCACCATCTGTTATTAGTATAGTATATATTTCATCTAACCATTTAAATGATGACGGGCCTATATTTATTGTATTTGTATTTGATGGTAATGACACTTCCATAAACACGTCAGCTCTAAAATCACCAGTACCAGGAACTGTTACAGAAGGATCATATCCAAAAAACTGATCAGCACCACCTGGTGGCCAACCATTCTCACCACCCCAACCAGGATATGCAGCGGTGACAGAAGTCATATCAAAGTAACCATCAAATACTACTTCTTTGTATAATTTGTGAGGAGCACTTGGTGGCGCGCTAAAATTAGTAGGTGGCATTGAAATATCGTTAATCTCTAAAATCTCAGCACCTTCAATTCCATCACCTGTTGTAAAAGAGCATACAAGTGGATCATTACAAACCCCGTTTTCATCCCAAACTCTTATATGATCACCCACAGCAAAAGATGCATTCCAATTACCTGTAGGTACTAGTATTTTTCCGTTAGGAGTACAGTCGTCGATACCACTATTCACACCGGCACAACCACCATTACCACCAATCATTAGTTCAACATCACCAATAGGACCACCAGTGTACGTGGTGTGGAAATCAAGTACTGGAGAGTATTGAATAGGAATATGTGTTAATTCACCAACGCTTGACACTTC